AAAATCCAAACTGCAGGTTAAAGCAGTTAACTCATGATTTCTCCTAAGTTAGTAAGTTAAATATATAACTTAAAAATTTTTTTTCAAGATTTTTTTCGTCTAAAAAATGTTCTCCAGAACCATGATCTGCATATTGAAATAGCCGTGAATATTACTGCGATATGGAAAGACTCCCATACTGTTGGGTACATATCGAAAAATGGAAATATATATAGCTGCACTAAGGTTGAAAGTAGTAATCCTGAGCCGACATCAATGAGTGTTTCGAATAGATTTCGCATAATATAAACTTAGGCCCACCAGAAAGGAAATTCTAAAAACATGAGCCTAAGAATATAACTAACAATGAGGTAATGAAAATGATAACAAACATTACTCGAGATAACTGTAGTGCATGGAACGAGGTACGTCAATCTTTTATCTAGGTCAATGATACTAGAACCACGGTTCACGGGGCTGGTTTCCTAGTACACTTCCTTAGAAAAAAAAAAATAAAAAAAAGTTTGTAAGGGTTTTTCTCTAGGAAACTAGGAAAAACATTGATATACAACAATTCTAGAGCAAAACACACTAGGAAAACACTAGGAAAATTCCTAGTAATTCTAGGAAAATACTCTGCTTGAGGCCATTTTCTGCAAAAAAATAAAATAAAAAAAGTTTGTAAGAAAGCGTATTAGGAAAAATTTTATGATATAACAGGTCAAGATGACTAAAAGAAAAAATACTTTGAAATCAACATCTGAGCTGACATTGAAGCAAAAAGCCTTTGTAGATATATATGTTAGTAATTGGGGAGAGATTTCTAAGACTGAAGCAGCCACTCGGGCTGGCTATACTTCTGATAAAAAAGAAGGACCAACAGAAATTGCAAGTAGACTAACCAATCCAAATAAAAATCCTCATGTAGTGCGTTATATGGAGATGAAATATAATCAAGAATTAAAAAAACATGAAGGGGATAAGCTTAAAAAATATAAAAGATTTGAAACACTAAGTAAAAAAGCAGAAGACAAAAAACAATTTTCTGTAGCTGTAAATGCAGAGTATCGTAGTGGACAAATGGCAGGATTCTTTGTAGACAAGAAAGAAGTAACCCATGTTGGATTGGAGGGTATGAGTCGTGAACAACTTGAGAAACGGTTATCCGAACTTGAAGGTAAAATCGGAGAAGCCAAAAATATCATTGACGTTACGCCAAAAGAAATTACTTGATGATGGAAATTTTATGGTAGTTTTTAATGAAATCCATAATAGCCATTTAAGTACATCTATAGGTATTGTTTCTGTATTAACTGAAAATAAAAAATGAAAACTTTGAAGTCACATGTGGGAAATAATTTCAAAACTTTGAAGTCGTATGTGGGAAATAATTTCAAAACTTTGAAGTGATATGTGGGAATTATGAAAACAAAAAAATTACAAAAATCTAAAATTTTAAATTTTAATTTTAAAAATTTAGGAAATAATATTTTAGACTATCCATTTGTTGAGATTAAATGGGCAGATATAGAGGGGGATAGTGGTTGGTCAGATACAAAAAATTTAAAAAATTCTAAACTTCCAATATGCGTTTCAAAAGGATATTTATTATCTCAATCAAAAGGTATAACCAGAATATTTACAGATTATATAGAGACAAAAGATAAACCAACATTTGATAATATAGGTAATACTACAATAATTCCAACATCAGTAATTCAATCAATTAAAAAAATAAAACTTTAATCTTGTAATTAAATTTTTAACGTATATCTCTGTCAAATCATGGATAATTTTTTGGCATTTTTAGTAAGATTAATCGTATTTTACCCTATACCCACCTTAATAATCATTGTTTTAATAGCTTTTTTTGGCATAAAATAAACATTTGACAATATAATCTATATCTTATATTCATGGGATATGTTTATAGAAAATTTAAAAATAGATGTTATTGCAACATTTGAAAACCATGAGCAAGAGTGGTTTGAAACAAGTGTAAAAGAAACTACTCTAAAATCAGAAAAGAATTTATTAAAGTATATTAAAAAACAATTATCTTACAAAGATTTAATTAAGTTGTCTTTGTGTTGGTGTTGCAAAAAAGATATAGTTAATAAATATGAGGTAATTCAAAAAAGTATTTCTCAAAATGGAAAATATTTTTTTGATATAAATAAAACAAACTAATAAAGGAGCAAAAATGGGATTTGATATAACAGGTATGAACCCAAAAAACTTACACTTAAAAGAACCAACAAGACCAGATAATTTATATGAATTATCTGAGGAAGAACAAGAGAAGTATTTTATTAAGAGAGATG